ACGGGGGATTTTGTACCTGCGCGAGCAGACCCAGCGCCTCCAGCTTTTTGACGAAAGGGCCAACACCCGATGGGAATGTCAGCTTCAATGTTGCAGTGATCAAATCAAGCTGCGCCTCCAACGGCAGCTTGCCTGCAACATCCTCGGCCTTCTTGTTGCCGGGATCGCCGCACCCGGCAGCAATCAAAGCAGCGACCGCATCCGGTGCAGCTTTGATCAATTCCTCCTGCTTGAAGCCGCCTCCCGACATGGCTTTACCCAATGCCGGGAAGCGGTGCAGCAGTTGCGCAAAACCACCGGCACTGATTCCGTGCACAGTGATATCCTTGCCCATCACCTTTACGGTGGTGGTCAAGGCTGCGAGTTCGATAAGTGACGACATAGGATGCCTCCCAAGTGTTGAACGCTACGCGATATTGCGTGTGTGCGTTAGGACGACGACGGACTAAAGTCAGCCGTGGCGGTGCCGAACGAGCCGGACGATTCATCGTACAGAATCTCGCCCTCGACTTCGATCTGCTGCCATTCCTCGCTGATCAGGTTCAACGAGGCAGACGGTACGAATTCGACGCGCGGGAAGACCATATCCCATTTGGGGCCAACCGCGTTGGTGCTCTGGTAATGCACCTCGCAGATGATCGACGATTCCGAAAGGATGTCGATGGTCACCGCTGCCGGATTCGTTTCGTTGCGTGCGCCCATCAGCGCAAGCGACATGTTGCGCGCAGTCAGTTCCTCCAGCACCACGCGCATGGTGCCGCCCTTTTCCAGCACGATGCTGCGGTCCTTGGAGCGGACACCAGCACGCGAGGAGAAGTGGTCGAGCCGCTCGATATTCATCGTCAGTTCGATCTCGGGCGCGTTGCCAAGGTCAACCGGGGCAAGGTCCCCCGGCATGACCATTTTCAGGATGCCTTTGCCGACTGCATAGTTGTCGGTGTTGGGCGATACGAGCGAAACAGTCATAGGGCAGTACTCCTTTGTTTAGCCAGTGGACGGTCAGGCGTAGGGATTCACAAGATGCCGAACGGTGAAATTGAGTTGCGCCTGTCCGTCCATCGGCATCCCGGTTTTCAAATCGGTAGTCATACCGACGTAACCAAAGTCACCCTCGGCCCCGAGCAACGCAAGCAACCCCGTGTCGGTGGCAAAGCGGTGCATGATGTTGCCCCGGTACTTATTCAACAGCGGCCCAATCAACTCGGCCTTTTTGTTTTCGGCCCCTGTCACTTTCAAAACCACAAACACCTGCGGTCGCATCGTTACGAACACAGGCTGCATACGCACACGCCCACGGCCGGTGCCCGCCATGGTCGTATCTTCATCGCCGTCAAGCAGGTAGCCTGCAGGCAGCTTGTCGTTGTCCAGCTTGCCCCGGTTGCGCGCCACGGTCACAAACCGCTCGTCGGTCGGCAGCAGTATGTCGGTGCGCATGCCGTCCAAGATGTCGAACATGCGCGCAAGAATTAGCTCGCGGGTATCAAGGCTCATTGCCTAGCTCCAACTGATGCGCATGCAGCCTTGGCGTCCTGCGCCACCTGCAATCGCGTTGCCGACCGTTGGCGTTTGCCCGTTGCCGCCCGAACCAATGTTGACGGAAAGCACGTGCTCGAAGTCATAATCCTCGGTTGCGAGCGTTAGCGTGTTCTTGCCACCGCCACCACCACCTGATCCGCAATAAACTGTGCCGCCAGAGTTACGCGCGCCCGCCTGACCTGCACCACCGTACAGATTGCCTTGCACGCCGACGACGCTAGTGTTGGTCCCGGGAGCAGTCTTGTCTGCTGTGTTGGAAGCGGGCCACGCTGAGCCGCCGCCATAACCTTTTCCTGTTCCGATGCTTCCAGCAGCACCGCGATAAAACGGACCGCCGCTTGTACCAGTTTCAGCTGCGGCATCGCCACCAGATCCACCACCACCTGTGACAGTAGCTGGCGTGCCTGTTGGGAAGCAGGGACTGCCACCGTTGCCGCCAAGCGCAACGACTGCGCCACCAGCAGGTTTTGTAAACGCGGTCGAGCCACCAGCAATACCAGCACCAGTTCCGTTGAATGCGCCGTCGGTAGCACCACCGCCACCGCCGCCACCACCTTGTAACTCGAAGACGACTTGCGTCCGACTCTTCGGAATAGCGATGCTCTGGAACGTACCAACCGTGGTGTACAACCACGAGTCAGCAACAAACATGTCAGTGCTAAAGCCATCCGCGCCGTCATAGCTTTCGACGTAAGCCTCCATGATGGCGAACAAGTCGGCCTGCTCTTGGTCGGTAAGGGCCTCCGCGATGCCTGCATAGTATTGCGGGCACACGTTGCGCACGTGCGTGCCGTTATTGTTAAATCCAAGGATATGGATGTCAGTGGTCGTGGCTGCGTTGTAGCCAATCGCGCCCGATGAAAACTGCAGCAACCCATCGCGGTACAGCTTAAGCGAATTCGAGCCATCACGCTGGATGCAGCCGAGCACACCACCGTTGGCACCGACTGTGAGGTGGTTGCCAAGGGAGTTGCTGCCAACACTGCCGCGCATTTCCAACGAGGAGCGGCGTGTGATGAACGCAGTCCAGTTGGTGCCGTCATAAGCACCCATGTCCAAACCGGTGCTCGTGGTCGCGGAGTGCCGGTTGCGAACGAACATGCAAAAGTTTGTGATGCTGGTGGTGCCATCACCGACCGCAAAGCCTGTGTCGTACCCATCCGAACCGGTAGAACTCCAGCGGCCAAGACTCCCACTGTAATACGATGCAGGTGACGAGCCGATTGCAGTCAGGTCGAACGTGCCGGGATTCACGATGTTGATAAGCGAATCCCCGTGGTCCTGCGCCGGGTTGACCGCAGCCCAAAGGCAATTCAGCTTGCCGGTAAGGCCCGCTGCATCAAGGCTGTCAAACAGCGTGTTGATTTTGGCCTTGTACGTGTCATTGGGCTCGACCGACAGCGCAGCGATGTACGCCGCTGCGCCTGCGTTCAGTTGCAGCCCGTTGCCGCGCTGGATATGACCAAGACCAAAACGCATCAGACAACCTCGGCCGTGTTGCCGCTCAGCACCCATACATTGGCTGCCAAACGGTTCAGCGTTGCAGTGCCGCCGTGCGGGTTAATGGCGCGGAACGTGCCGGTCGCTTCACCAGTGTGAATCGTGACGTCGCCGTCCTCTGCCACCACACGCACCTCGTGCGTACCATCGCTGATGTTGCACAGGTCGATTTGCCAGTTCTCGGACCAAGCGTACGTGGCCTGCTTGCGCACGGTAAGCACCACCGCGCCGCTTGCAGGGTTGATGACCAGTAAGTCACCACCATCATCGTCATCGAGGTTGGTGCTTGCCGTAATGGTGGCAGGCACCTCCCGCTCGATAGCCGCGTCGGTGCCGTCAGCGCCGTCCGCACCCGGTGCGCCATCAGCGCCGGGAGCACCATCAGCACCGGGCGCACCGGGGGCACCGTCATCGCCATCCTCGCCATCTGCGCCAGCAGGGCCAACCAGCGATGCCAGCCACGCAGTTTCATCACCGACGAAACCATTCGCAACCGCAACCTCATACGCACTGGCACCATCGGCACCCGGTGCGCCGGGCGCACCGTCCTCGCCATCTTCACCCGGGGGACCGGGCACGTCGCTAACACCGTCCGCACCTGCAGGCCCGGGCGGGCCGATAAGCGACTCCAGCCACTCCTCGCACGTGCCTTCAAAGCCAGCGCTCAACGCAACCGAGTAGGCATCGGCACCATCTGCGCCGTCTGCACCGGCTGCGCCCGGCTCGCCATCTTCACCAGCGGGGCCGCGCAAGTTGTACTGCAGCACGTAAACGCCTGCAGCCTTCAGGTACAGGTCGCCCGTTTGATTATCGATTGCGCTGTCACCATTCACACCAAGCGCATTGTTGGGCACACCAGCAACGACGCGAATCGAAAGGCCTGCGTCACCTGCTGCGCCTGCAGGGCCTTGGATGCCCTGCGCGCCCTGCGCGCCCTTGATGGAAACCTTGTAGACGTAGGTGCCCGCCTCTTTCAGATAAACGTCATTGGGCGGCAGTTCATCGATGTACAGCGTGCCATCCGGCTCGCCGTCCGCATCGTTGGGCGCACCTTCGCCAGTTACGACATTGCCCTCGGTGACAATGATCTGGCCATCTTGGCCCGGGGGGCCTGCAGGGCCTTGCGGCCCCTCCGGTCCCTGCGCACCTGCGCCGGGTCCTGCAGGCCCGGGCGGGCCTGCGATGACAAGCGTAAGCACGTCGACCGGCTCAGGGCCGACCGCCGCAACGACTTGGTTCTCTTCGATGACGAGTTGTACGTCCTCGGCCATGATCAGGAATCCGATTCAACGTCGTCGTTGACGCCACCGATGGCGATCACACCGCCCATCATGTACGTCAACTCGGTGCCCGCATTCCAAACCTCAAGCTCGTACGTTGCCTTTGGTGTGACACCGTCACTGCTTTTTGGAATCGAGCGGCTCTCTTCTGCCGTTGGCGACCAAGCAATGGTGCCGGTCGGTTCATCCAGAACGACGATTCCCCCGTTGCCAAGTGTGGCACGGAGGATTTCAGTGGTGCCCCGCTTATCATAAACCGACAAGCGGATATCCTCGTACGCAATTGGCTCCAGCGGGTCGCCAGCTTGCAGGCGGAAAATGATTCCAGCCTTTGGCCCCGAGTTGCCACGTACAACCGTGATGTCACGTTGCAGCGGATTCATAGACCACCTCGCAGTCGTAAAAGATGGGCGTGCCGTTCGGGCGCGGCCCTGTGATCGGATTGACGATGCGCCAGCGTTGGCCCTTGAACTCCACTTGGTCCAACTCGCGGTCGGGGCCAACCGCGAGTCCCTTGGCGGCAATCAGTGCACGCTTTGCGCCAACCATGCGCAGGTCTGCATCGCGCGGCTTGTAATCGATGATGCAAACCCAGCACGCCCGCTTAGCGCCGTCACGGACAAGGAAGCCTTGCCCGCCCCAGCGCTTGATTTGGCGCAGTGCTGTGTTTTGGAGTCGAGCAACGTTCATTGCGCGTCTGCCACCAGTACGCCACCAAAGTTGGCGCGCAGCAGTTCAGCAAAGCGCTGGCCATAGATGGTGGTGCTGTAGTCGTCCACCTTGCCGCTTGCAGCGCCGTCGCGATACGACACGCTGATTGGCCCCATCGACTCGCTTGCGATGTTGCCTGCAGCGCCCGACTCGCCACCACGGTCAAGCTCGGTCTGCGTCAAGTGCGCAGTAAGGTACATGATGGCCCGCTTGGTATCGGATTCGAGCCACCGGTCGTCCACCTGTGCTGCTGCCTCTTCCAAGCAAGCCTGCACAAGTTCATCATTGCCCTCCAGCGCGGGGAAGCGCGCCAGAATCTCGTCCAGTGTGGGCACAATAACCGCCATGGCTGGGGCCTCCGGGTTGGCAGGGGTAGGGAACTTGGCGGGAACTTTGGCCCGCCCTAAACTGGAAATAAGCCCCGTCCATGCGCCTAAACCGCCTTGGGGGCGGCTGGGGTAGCCGGGCTGCCCGTAAAGCTTACGGACGGGGCTTATTTCGGCTGGTTTTTAGGCCAGCCCACGTGGCACCGGGGCCTTATTCGGCCCGGGCGTGCACCTCCAAGGCTTTCAGGATGGCTGCCTTGTTGGCCCCGTTGGCCAGCGTACCGGCAGGCAGCACCCTAAAGGCCACCGACTTGAAATGGTTGTAAGCCAGCGGCTCGCCATCGTTCATTGCGTTCAGCAACTCGGATGCCGTTTTGATTTCCGGCCGGATCACGCTCGAGTCCTTCGGTGCCTTTGCAGGCTTGCCGGATGACTTGCTGACCGAGCCGTGCTTGGCCTTGGTCTTCGGTGCACGCTTGCTGGTGCGTTGATCCTGCGCAGCATGCTCGGCGTTGTGTTCGCCGCGCGACTTGATGCGCACACGCTGCACCGGCTTGGCATCAGCATCGCCATCCAGCACCGATTGGTCGAGCACAGTCAGCGAGCCGCCCTGCAGCGACAATGCCTGAATCCGCTGCGCATATTTCTTGCCGATCTCGATGGCCTTGGCTTCGCCAACTGCCAACTTGATTGCGCGCTGCGATGTATCGAAGATGATGCGCGGGTTGGGGCCGCGATTCTTGATGCGCACGGTCACCACCTCGCGCGGTGCCTTGCGCAATTTATTCAGCGGCGTGTCGAACATGCCAACCCGCACCGCTGGGGTCTTGTCAATCATAGCCTAAGCCTCCACTAGCGCAGTTGAAAAACTAAACAGGTAAAGAGGGGGTCACCGCCGCGCTGCGCGATGCCCCCTCCTCGCAAAGCCCCGCCGCGCTGCTTGGGAGGCAAAACACGCGGCGGGGTTTGCAACTCAGTGCATCAGGCTTGCGCCTTACTCGTAGTTGGCATCCATGATGCCGTCCACGTAGCGGAACGCGCCCGGGCGACGAACCTCCACGCCAGCGAGGCGGAAGATGCCGGGCACGTCGAACACGAGCGGCCCGGTCTGCCACACCGGCATGAAGCGGTGCGGCATCGGCACGTGCATTTTCAGCACTTGCGGGTCGCGGCGGTACACGATCATGCGACCGACACCACCTTCACCCGCCGTTTCGAGTCCACGCACAGCACGGATCAGCAACGGCCGACCGGTCTGGAACGTGTACACGTTCTTGGTGGCGATGAAGTCGAGCAGCGTCATCGCACCATCGCCCGAGCCGAGGCGGGTCTGCGCAAGCAGGTTAAGCGACTGCAACGGCAGCAGAACCGTGTCAGCCATTTCCACCTGCAGCGAGTCCACCATGATGCCGGTCAGCGCGGCATTGAAGTCGCGCAGGATTTGATCGACCGACTTCATGGCCCACGAGGTTTCGTCATCGTCGCCACCATCCGCAGGCACGGTGGTGGTCGTGATGCCCGGGTAGTTCAGCAGGCCGAAAATTCCCTTGTCGGCATCACCGAACAGGGCCTTCTCGTCCATGAACTCCTCGTATGCACGGCGCGCAGCCGCAGCCCGTTCGGCCTGCAGCGGCGTACCGGTCATCATCGCTTGGCCGATCTCTTCCAGAGACCAGCGGTAGCCGATGTCGGCCATCTCGACACCGACCTCGTGCTTCGCACGCTCGCTGTCGGCAACGTGGATGTCCTTCGCGTAGTGATGAAACCAACCGGCTGCGCCGACTTTGTTCATCGAGTAGTACGTGACGGACTTGGCCCATTCGTTGGCGCTGGTATCGATCGGGATCAGCTTGTCGTACTGAATCTCGGGATACTGCTCCTCGTACACCGTGGCCTCGATGTGCGAGGTCTGGCTTACGACAAAGCCCAGCGCCTGTTGTGCGTCGGGAAGAAACATCTTTTAGTCCTTTCGATTGTGGTTCGGGTAGCGTGGCGCGTAAGCGCCCTGATGATTAGCTTGCGCTAATCAGGCAGGGGCTTAGGCGTTAGCGACCGGTCCCGGGATGTACAGCACAGCGAGTCCGTCCTGCGCGGCGTTGGTCACCCAGCGTGAGCCAGCGATGGCAACAGCACCACCACCGGAGTTGGCTTGGATGACGCCCGTCGCCGGGACGTAATAGGCGAAGGCACCGACCACCGCCGCAGCGCCGGTCGACTTCACCCAAATCTGGCCACGCCGCAGGACACCGGCATTCTTGCCAGCGCCGTACGCCGTAACCTCGGCCCCGAGTGCCGGGTCCTTGACCGTGATGCCAGCGAACGTGGCAGCAGCCGCGCCAAAGTCGATGATGTTGTTCATCGACTCCGCACCAGCCTCGGACTTGACGGCTTTGCCGAATCCGATGGTCGTTTCCGCTTCAACGATGCCAGTGAAAACATCGTTGTCAGTGCCATGGAGCATGCCCTCGAAGGCAGGCTGCATGCGCTCACTGTAGGTGGTCTGAACGAAAGGCATAATGCCTAACTCCCTTGTTGATGGATTGTGATACTCGGTTACGCTCGGTGCGCGGCGCTAGGCCGCGCTACCGTATCCCGTGAACGGCTTACGCCGCAGGCTTCTGCTTGTAGCCGTCACCGAGGCGCTTTTTGTACGCCGCGTAACCGGCAGGCTCGCCTTGCGAGTCACCGACCGGCATCGTCTGCGCGAAGTGCTGCGCCATGTGCTGCGCACCACCACCGGCAGGGGCCGCCGATTTGTCACCGACCTTGATACCGGCAGTGAGCGACGTGAACGCCACGCCGATCTGGCCAGCATCCCAGCCCTTGGCAGCATCGCCCAGCTTGTGGTCGACGACCGCCTTGCGCACCGCATCGGAATCGAGCGTATCGATATCCTTCGGTGCCTTGTCACCGAGCACCACCTTGGCCTTGCCGATCACCTCGGCGCGGTCCTTGACGAGTGCATCGACCTTGGCCGGGGTCATCACCGAGTCCTCGACCTGCTTTTTCAGGGCAACGATCTCGGCGTCCTTGGCCTTGAAGAGTTCCTCCTTCTTTTTCTTTTCCTCTTCCTCGTCCTCGTCGCGCTTCTTGGCATCGGCCGTCAGCTTCGCGACTTGTGCGTTGGCAGTCTCCAGCGCCTTGGCCGCGCTATCGAGTGCACGCTGGACGAATTCAGCGTCACGCTGTTCGAGCGCCACGCTGATGCCATCAATGAGGATGGTCTTGGTCGGCTTACCGTCAGCCATAGTATCAGTCTCCTGTGTGTTGCTGGCCGCTGTATCATCAGCAGTTACATCAGCGACCAGCGTGCCGTCGTCACCGATGCGAAGCTTGTGGCCACCACGTGCGCGGTCGACCAATGCGATGTGGTTCGCACGGATATTCCGTTGAACCGCGTCGTATGCGAGTCCCGAGGCAGGATCAATCCCCGGGGTGAAGTCCAAATCGCAGGTGTAGCCGACACTCAGTTCGGCCTTTCCTGCCTTGTATTTTGCGACTGCACCGGCATCCATAAGCGCCAGTGGCACCCGAATGAATTCGCCGTCCCGCACCACGTCCCCGTCAGCTTGGCCAACAGCCAGCTTGCTCCAGTTGGTGGAGTCCACCATCTGCGCCGGATGGTCGTCCGTGATGGTGGTATGCGCCAGCGATGCAAAGGCATCCTTTTTGAATACCTCCTCCTCGCTGCGGTACACGCGCACGGTTTGCATATCGTGCTTGCCGACTTCCTTGCCCGAATAGACTTGGATGCCGGTACGCGCGACGCGCGGGATCGCTGTGATGAAACCCTTTTGGGTCGTACGCACTTGAGCCGCGTCGTCAAACTCAAGCCGGTCGACCATGATGTGCCGAGCCATGGGCTGCACTCCTGTGTTGGTGGTGTTGGGTACTAGGCGCGAATTGCAGCGCCAGTGACTTGCCGATTCGTGGAGGTGGACAAGCGCCAGTGGTCACGAATCCACGGGTGCTTGCTGCTGGCCTCCGCGTGCCACGGCTTACGCCTGCCGTGAAAAAAGATGATGTCCGCACGGCTAAGTGCGTTGGTGCGCTTGTTCCAGATGTCGTTGCTGTACGACAACACCCGGGTCGGCTCCCAGCCCCCGACAAAGTTCTGGCGCACCAGCTTGTACGACAACCAGCTTTGGTCGCTGCCCATGTAGCCAGCGCGGTTTGCTTCCTGCGGCGAGGTAGCCGGATCAAACTCCGTCCAGATTTCCTCCAAGTCGCCTGCGGTAAACATCCACATGCTGCCGTTGAATACGGTCGGGTGCACGCTGCCGCGCCGTGCCCAGCCAACAAACCGCTCCTGCCTGCGCCAGTGGTGGTCGGTGTTGCGCACGATGACGCAGTCCAAGTCGATGCTAACGATGCGGTCGCCCTTGCTGATGCCCATCTCGCGCTGCGTGATGGGGTCGAACAGCTTGAGCCTGCGGTAGCAGCTTGGCAGGTGCCTGCCGCAGATGTTGTGCTTGTCGTTCAAATCATCCCAAAGCGGATGCACGTCGACGCGCTGGTTGATATTGCCCGGCTCGTCCGTGACGCACACGTGCCGGAATGGAATCGTCACATTGCGCAGCAGCATGTCGTGCATCACATTCACATGCTCGGCAACGTAGCCACCACCAAGCGGGTGATTGCCAGTGAGTTTGGTCTGGCTCCATTTCCACGACACAAAGTGCACGCGATTCATAGCTGCTGCTCCCAAGGAAAGCGTACCGGGTTGATCGGCTTGTAGCGGGGGCCTCGTGCCTTCGCTAACAGCGCCGGGTTGTTTGACACGCTCCATTGAGTGCGGTTGCGCCCCCAGTCTTTGGTATTCGCGTCATCGATATCCTCGCTGCGGTAGACCGTAAGGTTCAGCGAGGACACGTATTGCAAATCGATTCCCCACTGTCGCAGCAGGCGTTGGAAGTTTGCATCGCTGCCGTACCAGCCTGCAAAGTCTTCATCGTAGCCACCGACATTCCAGTAATCCTGCTTGCGCATGATGTACGTGTTCGGGTGCGGCCGACCGAGTGAACGCCCATCGGCAAGCACTTGGTTGGGCATGTACGCGGTGCCGCGCGTGAACGGTAGCTGCAGCAGCCACAGTGTCTCGCTTGGCGGCAGCAGGTGGTCGATGTCGCAAAGCATCGCCCATTCCGTTTTCACATGCTGCATGGCCAAGTTGCGCGCGCCATCCATGTTCCACGGTATGTTGACGTTCACGCGAAACAGCCGCAGGTCCAGCTTGCCCCATTGGCCCTGCATTACACCCTGCACCACCGGCAAAGCTGTCTGCTTCTCGCTACCATCGTCGACGACGATGAATTTGATCTGCGCAAGCGCAGCTTGGTCGTACCGCAACCAAGCGGCAAGCTGCGTCTGCAGCATCACCGGGTTGTCGTAGTACGTATAAACAAACGTGATCACGCGGGCACCACAACCGTATCGATGGTCGGCGGCACGTCGCTGCCACGCTGCAACACCACGACGCTGCCGCCTGCGCGGATGATTGCGTCGTTGGCCTCGGCAATGGTGCGCACCACGTCCACACCAAAGTCGGTGCTGTACAGCGTCACCTTGCCGTCCGCATCGCGGGCCTTGAAGTTCACCCAGCGCTCGGCCTCGGGCAGCCCGGTGGTGCGGCCATCGATCTCGAAGATGGTCGCCGCATCCACCACCTGCGTTTTATTCACCTGCAGCATCACACGCTCAGACATGGCAGCCTCCCGTTAAACCTTGTGCACCCAATACTCGAACGACTTAAGCGTGCGGTTGTCCACACGCTGGTGCGAGCGGATATCGACGTCACGCATGTCGAACCGGTCGCGCACCGCACGCTTGACGCCAGACCAGTTGTAGTCGTCGCCTGCGATCACACCGCCCTTTTTCACTTTGGGCAGCCACGCATCGATATCGGCTAGGCAGGCCTCGTACGAGTGGTCGCCGTCGATCATTACAAAGTCCAGCGACGCATCCTCGTAACGCGGCGCTGCATCGAGCGAACGCTCGCGCACGGCCGTGATGTAGTGGCGCACCGGTTGAATGTTGCGGATGAACGCCTTGTAAAGCGCATCCTTTTCCCAACCAACCGTCTTGTGCTTCAAGTCTGCACCGCCATCCGTCCACGGGTCGACGCAATCAAACTTGATTGGCTTGCCGCTATTGGCGATCTCCACCGCCATGTACACAGCACTCTTGCCGAACCACGATCCAATTTCGACAAAGTGCGAAGGCGTGTCGGCCGGTGCTGCTTTGACCATCTCCTCGTACAGTTCACGAAAGGATGCCCAGCCTTTGATATCGCGCCAAAAGTGCTGCATTGCCATTGCTAAAGATTCCCCGCTTCGATTTCGTCCAGTGTGACGTCGCACCAGCGGTCGCCCATGCGGCCGTCTGGAAAGAATGTGCACTTGGCGTAACCCGCCATGGTCCAGCCAACGGTGGTCTCCAACAAGCGCCAGCGCTGCGCCTTGTGATCAAACACCAAGTCGATGCCACACCATGTCTCGCCCTCGGCCTTAAAGAAGGCATCAGCAAAGGCGTACGCGCTGCCGATCATTGGATCGGCAAGGTTGCCAATCGGCTCCAGCTTGCCGCTGCCCGAGGCAAAAGGTTGTTCGGCGCTGCGGACATAGCGCTTCAAAAGCATGCGCTGCTTGCCGATTGCGATCACGCGAATGTCGTGGTCGTTGTCAGCAACAAACTCCTGCCACAACAGGTACTCGCGCTGCACCTGCTGCCGGTGCAGCGGCAGGCCCATGCCACCAAACACCGCATTGATTTCGTGCAAGGCCTGTACCTCGTCCCGCACGATGCGCACGTTGTACGAGGCGGCACCCTCACGTGCCTTGCTGATGAACGGGTACTGCATCTCGTACTGCATGATGCGCAGCGCTGCCTCGCGGGTGCCAATGAAATGCGTACGCGGCATCCACTTGTGAAAGGCCTGCGCCTGCGCAACCTTGTCGTCGTACAGATAGGCTTGCACCAGCCCCGGGATCGTGCGCACGCCCTTGGCATGCAAGTCCTGCATCAGCTTCTTATCCGACTCGCGGGTCTTCTCGTGGTGCATGTGCACGAATGCCAATGTGCCCTGCGCAGGCTTTACGGTGGCAGCGTTGCTAAACAGCGCCGCATCCCAACCGCGTTTGGCTGCAGCACGACCAAGCTGCAGCCCCCAATTCTTGTGGTCCGCGTAGCACCAAAGCTTTGCAGGTTTCATCACACGCCTCCCATGTCGTAGTACGCAACACTATCAAGCAGGGGCGTCATGGTGCCTGCGATAAACGCGGCCATGCGAATCGCAGCAAGGTCCTTGGGCAAGCACTTGCCGTTGAAACCGCGCTGGTTTGGAAACACCAGCGTATGCGAAGGGTCGACGCGCGGATCACACAGCCACAAGTCACGCAGCGTGTTGTACGGCACGCCGTGCGCATCAGCGATGCTGGCAAACTCGTTGCAGAATGCCACCTTGGTCGCGAGGTACGCATTCTCCATGTACTTGGCCAACTCGGCTGCCGTGGCAGTCGTTGCAACGTAGCGAGCCGAGGTGGCCATCACACGTTGAAAGTACGCCAGCACTTGGTCTGCGCGATGACCACCAACGATGCAGAACGGATGGCTCATAGCGTTGCGCGGGTCCGGGTAGCGTGCGTCAACATAGTTGCCGCCCTCGCCCATGTACTCGGGGCTAAAGTGCACGTGGTCCCCGTACAGCTTGATAAGCCGTTCGGTCGTGCCCGGTGGCACCGTTGACTTGATGCACATAAGCACGCGGCTGGATGCGCAGTGCGCAGCCCATTCAGCGACCACGCTTTCCACAATGCTGGTGTCGCACATGTCGCCACCATCCTTGCGCGGCGTAGGCACGCACACGAAAATGATATCGGCCTCGGCCATGCGCGTGCGGTCGTCACGCTTCTGTGCCGGGTCGATCACGGCTACCCAATCGGCCCTCGCTTCGAACATGCGCTCAATGCCCTTGCCAACGTAGCCGTACCCAATGATGCCAATCTTCACCTGTAGCCTCCCAACTAAATCTCGGTACGCTTGTCACATACCCAGCGGTACTCCATCCACCGCTGATAAATGTGCGCCCTGAACTGGCCATCGAGTTGGCACTGGCGCAGGTTGTCGTACTGGTGCGGATCACACTGCGGCAATCCACCAGCCAGCGAGTAGCAAAGCAGCCACACAATCATTAGTGCAGTATCCAAACGTCGGTATCGACCTTCTCAAGCATGGCCGAGAACCGCGACACGTTGGCAAAGTTCGTACCAAGCACGGTGCCGCTTTGATTCACAGCATGGCCGCCGTAAATCGTAACGCCCACACCCGAGATTGTGAGATACGCTTGGTTTGTTGTCGTCTTGGTCTGGTCGATAAAGACCTTTGAGCCGATGGCAATAGGAGTCGTCGCATTATCGGGAATGGTCAACGTGCGATTGTTCGCGCTCAATGCAAACAATAGAACCTTGTTGATATCGGTCGCGAGCAAGGTGTGGTTGGCGTTGCCGATGTTATTGACGCCTGCATACTGAAAGCTGCCATCGCCATCCGCACCGTCAGCACCGTCAGCACCATCGGCACCCGGGTCGCCTTGCGGCCCTTTGATGTTGGCGACAACCGAGTAGGTGCCGCTGCTCTTTTGGTACACGTCGCCGTTTGCATCATTGAGGTAAAAGTCCCCGTTGATGCCAAGTGCATCGGATGGCGCACCTGTACCCTCGCGCCACACGCTACCGGGCGCACCGTCTGCGCCATTCGTTCCGTTGGTGCCGTTGGTGCCCGGCTCACCTTGTGGGCCTTGTTCGCCAACCAGTGATGCGAGCCACGCAAGTTCATCGCCAACAAAGCCGTTGGCGACTGCGATCTCGTATGCGCTTGCACCGTCAGCACCGGGTGCACCGTCTTCACCATCGGCACCATCAGCGCCCGGTGCACCATCCGCCCCTGCAGCACCCGGTGCACCTGCCGGGCCTTGTGGCCCGCTGAATGTCAGGTAGTGCACCTCGCCATTCGATGCCGTGCCGCCTGCCGCAACGTACACAACGTCAACAGCAACAAAGTCCATGCTGGCTGCGTAGCCAGTTGCTTGGAAGACGCCAAAGCTACCATCGGCTGCCTTGAACGTCATCTCGCGGTTATCGAACACAGCAGCGAACCACGGACTCAGGTGGTTCGCATCACCATCGCTTGTGCTGATGTACAGCTTGGTTGCTGCTGACCAGTCAGCGTTGTCAAACCAAAACATGCCGCTGGCAATGCCGCCCATGATCGGGGGTAAGCCATCCTGCGGCTCATCGGTGCGCGTTGCATCGTACGTGTATTGCTGGCCTGCGCTAACACCATCAGCGCCGTCCGCACCATCTTCACCCGGCTCGCCTTGCGGGCCTTGCTCGCCTGCACCACCGCTGCCATCTTCGCGGATGATGGTGGTGCCACCACCGCCACCGCTAAGGCCACGCTGGCCACGGATATCAACCGCGTCGTCGGCACGCTTTACAAAGCCAGCCTCGCCAACGTACTGCCCCGGTTCAACATCGGGCTTACCCTGCACCCAGCCAATCAGCTTAAGCAGCCGCCTGAATCCATCGATCTCGATTCCGAGGATTGGCGTCCAGCCCGGCAGCCCGTCCTCGCCATCGGCACCGTTGCGACCGGCATCGCCCTTGGGGCCTTGCTTGCCGTCTTTGCCGTCTTTGCCTGCAGGGCCACGCGCACCGTCTTTGCCATCGCGGCCGTCTTTGCCTGCAGGGCCGCGTTCGCCATCCTTGCCGTTGCGGCCGTCCTTGCCGGGCTTACCCTCGGGGCCTTGCTTGCCGGTGTCGCCCTTGTCGCCCTTGTCACCTTTAGGCCCGGGCTTGCCATCAGTGCCGTCCTTGCCGGGCTTGCCATCATCACCCTTGTCGCCCTTTGGCCCCGGTGCGCCGTCCTTGCCATCCTTGCCGTCCTCGCCATCGATACCGTCGATGCCATCACGCCCGCGCGGGCCACGCGCAGGCACAGGTACAGGCTGCACAGGTTCGGCATCGAGCAACGCCGCAAAGGCGTCACGTGTTTTGCGATTGCTCATTTGCCGCCAACCCTGCCGTCGTCAGTAACGGGGATGCGCACCTTGTCAACACTGCGCGCCATGCACAGTGGCGAACGCTCGTGGTGTGCATCAGCCAAGCCCCTACTGATGCGCATCATGAAGTCCCCAATCGACTCGTCCGCACCACGCGTCTTGACGTGGAACGAGTCCTCCTTGGGCATGCAGGCGCACTGGTAGAAAACCTCAATCATCTAATCGATCTCCGAGAACCGTGCGTCATCCGCAGGGATGAATGCGCAGCGGCAATTGGGATGCGCAGGGATTAGCTTGCGCGCCTTGTTGATTGTGTAGGGACCATTCTCGCTGATCTCCTCACACACCGGACACACGTCGTCATCACCAGCCGTAAGCACGTCCACGCGCCCCAGCTTTTCAATCTTCTTTTGCGCACGGCGGATGCGGTTCAACGTGGACTTGCTAGGCATCTCGCCCTTTTTGATGCGGCTGCCCGGACCATTGTATTTGATCCGGTTACGCGTGCGCGCATCGAATAGCTTGCGCACGGCACGCAGGTGCTCGGGCACAATGCCCACGTTGTGGATACCTGCCGTTTCAAACTGGTCAAGCGTGCTGGCTGCATGGGCCGCGACCACGAATGTATCGACAAGCAGGCTGGTGCGGGACGAGCCAACGCGGCTGACGATCTCGTCCAGTTCACGGTACAGCATGGGCGGTGTCTTCTCGCCCTGCAGGTTGGCCATGTGGCGCGTAAGCTGCTGCGTCACCGCTTCCACGATGCCACGCAATTCGCGCTGCGCTTGGTCGCGCAGGTTGATGGTCTGCGGCGATTCGTACGGTGTTGAATCAGCAGGGGCCAAACGGGCTGCACGCTTCACTGCGTACAGGCGGGCCTCCTTCATCATGGTGTCAAGGCGCAGCGGCTTCATCACTGCAGGCACAACACCGTCCAACCACGCACTGAATGCGGCTGCACGCTGGTCCTCCGTGATCAATACACGCAGGGCCAACGCGTTACCCTTGGGCGCATCCAGCCCAAAGAAGTCTTGGTCGATGACCAGCTTGCGCAGCGCATTCGACAAGCGCATCCACGCCGCATTGGCATGGGCCTTGTACTTGCGGCGAATGGGAGCCGTCCCTGTAGGGTCAGCGGACGGCTCCGCATCGCATACGCAAACCTGCGGCTTTGCAGCCGGATGGTTCAAACGTGCCAGCATTGTCAATGTGCCAAGCCGAGCAACCGCGCCACAATGACCACGATGATTAGCATCGTGGTGCTGGTTGCTACGTGCAAAGCCATGTCACCAGTACCGGCTTGGCCACGCGTAGATGGTGCGCGTGTTGGCAGTCATCGGCTGCGCCTTGTAGTCCTTCCAGTACAGCAGAAGGCCAATCACAAAGTACAGCAGGATGATTGCAACGATCAGGTCGAGCATTCCCATTCTCCTCGTTATGTTGGGCTACGCGTCTTCGATCAGGGTCTCGCCCCAACCTTCGGTCGCCTCTTCCCAAACCTCGGGGCCGAGTATGATCTTGCCCCGGTACGGTTCAAACGTGGTGCCACGAGGCAGCTTGTTTGAATCGTATGTCAGCGTGATGTGCGGCGTGTAGTCGGGCCACTCCCATTCGCATTCGGTGGTGTGCTTGATGTCCTGATGCCGCCACTGCAGGTCGGTGCTGTTGAACACCAGCACCAGCGCATCCTTGAACCGCTCGACTAGGCGCATGCCGCCCGGGCGAATCTGGATGCGGCCATCATCGTTGCCGCCCGGGTACGACTCGCCAACCTTTGACCAGTCGACAACCGACTTGCTGTACATGATGGTGACGTGCATCTCCTTGGCAGGCACCATGGCCTCAAGGCCCTGCGCCTTGAAATGCTTCCTGATCTCGTTGGCGTTCAACACCGGCCGGTACACGTACAGGCTACGCGGTGTCGTTGCATCGCCAAACATGAAGCGGCGCACCTCTGCAGGCATGGCGCGCGGCGTGCGATCCGGGGCAAAGCGCCCTGCACCTGATACGCCACGCACGTCACGCGGCCGATACCGCGCACGCACCTCTGCACCAATGCGAACACGCTTGCGGCGCTTGGCATCCTTCAAGGTGCTATCGCCCTTGTCACCACCTTCGCCTTCCACCGCTTCATCGGGGCCATCCTCATCAGTAGGATCGTCATCCGGGTCCATCGGATCGGCTTCAAGGAATTCGCCATTCAGGTCGAGGTCTTCAATGATCTGCTCCAGCCCCGGGTACGTGCCGTCCTCGATCAATTGCGCAATGCGTGCCTCGCGCATGATTGCAGGCTCGATGACACCGCTGTTGACGTCGGCAGTAAACGTGGTGGCCTTCTTTGATGCAAGCTCGGCCGACTGCTCGGGCGTAGGCTGCCAAAGCGGATTCCAGTTGTAGAAGATTTCCTCGGGCCTTGCGCCAAGTGCCGAACGGATCAACACCTCGTCCAGCGGTTCGAGGTTGGGCTGCATCGTGGTCTTTTGCTCGGTGGCGACGCGGTCGTAGTAATTGCGCAGGTCGCCATCACCAGTCGCGTTCAACCCTTGCGGTGCCTGCCCCACCATGCGCGTTGCAGGGATGTCAGCCGCACCCGATGCAATCAGCAGGTACACCTTGATAAGCTCGTGCACACCGCTCAGGTTGGCGTTGATGCGCTGCCACTCCTCGTCCTTGTCGAGCAGCAGAATCTTGTAAATGGACTTGGCTGTAGCGGCCAAGCCAAAGCGCTTGAGCAGCCTGCGTTCATAGTCAGCCGTCTTAAGCTGGTTGACCATGCCCGGGATGCGCACGATGTCGGTCTGCAGTTCACTGATAAGGCCTGCCACCGATTGCGACACGGTGCTGCAAGCCTTCACTGCATCGGCAATGGCCTGCAGTACCGGATCGCCCCAACCCGGGGACGGGTTATTCATCGGGTCGGGATGCTCGCTGCCGATGAACGGAATCACGCGCGATGGATGGATGCGCATGATGCCGCCTGCAGCCCCGGTGGTGGATTGGTAGAACTTGGGCTTGCCGTAGAACGGGCTCATCAGGTCCCGCTCCAGTTCAGTCACGGTCAAATCCCAGCGGGACACAACGTGGATGAACTTGAGATCGCCCTTCTTGACGTTGTCATACACCAGCGGCTCCTCGGGCAGGCCACTGTCAACACCAAGCACCATTGCGCCACCGCCGTACAAGCGGCCCTTTTGGTCGGCTTGCTTGGTCTTCTGCTTCACCTTGAACACACGCTCAAGCTCTTCGATAAGCGTGATGTCATTCGGGTCGGCCTGCCATGAACGCCACTCGCGTGTCGCATCCTCGCTAGGGATGGCCACCACCTTGCGCGCAACCCAGTCGCCACGGTACGCGGCATTGAGTTGATTGCGGTCAAGCTCGCGCGCAATCCACTGCGTGCCAACTGTCTTGTCGCCCTGCAGGCCCATGCCGGTCAGGAAGTTTTCCATCCCATCGGCCTGCTGCATGCGGATCATACCCGCGCGTGCATTGTCGGTAATGCGGATGCGTTGCATCAGTTGTCCACCCATGAAAGGGACTCATCGTATGACGAGCCACCGATTGCGACTTTAGCGAACGCACCACCTGCGCTGTCCACTTGGTCCTTGTACTTGCCTGCAGGAAACGTCTCGTGCTCGGCAATGAATTCCTTGTTCCAAGGTGCGCGCACCAGCTTGATGTTGCCCGCCTCCACCTGCGCAGCGTACGGCCGTGCACGCACCTCTTTGTCACCAGTAACGCGGTCGGCATGCACGTCATGCCCGCGCAGGTTCATGATCGAACGCTCGGCTGATTCCTTGCCGCCGCTACCCGGCTCCTGCTCAACCCATACGGCAACGACGCCCCACTTATCGTCATCAAGCTGCGCCGTCTGGCGCATGCGTTCCTCGCGCTTCAGTGCCGACCACTGGCCACGCACCACGTCGCTTACAACGCAGGTGTCATCGTCCATCAGATGCATCAGCACGCCGCAGGTGTACGCGCCACCGCCTTCGGTGCCTGCCTTATCCCAATAACGCACCGACTTGATGACGTTGCGCGGGTAGGGCTGCGCATCGATAAGCTTGAAGCCCTCCACCTTGAACAAGTCACCACCAACGATGATGGGGCTTTGCTGGTACAGCGACTCCCATTCATACGCTGCCAAGGCCTTCTTACGCAGCAGCAGGAAGGCCAGCGACTTGTGCTCGGGGAATAGCGGCTCGCCCTTTGCACGGTACTCCTCGTCCTCGGTGGCGATGGCCTTGTAAATCTTGACCACCGTGTCGGGAAACATCTCGATGAACCGGCCAACCGGGTCATCGACATGCCACCGCGTCATGATAATGATCAGGCCCGCATGATCGCTAAAACGTGCAAAAAAGTCCGAGGTGAACCAAGACCACGTATTGTCACGAATGGTTTTGGACTGGGTAGCGACGCGGCCCTTCATCGGGTCGTCGATCAAACCAATGTCCAAGCCAAAGCCGTTGATGACGCCATTGACCGTGGTGTTGCGGAACGAGCCTTCGCGGTCGATGTAATCAATGTGCTGACTGTTACGCGCAGCACGCAGCATGGTCACAACGTTCTGCGCGTTGATGACCAACTCGGGGAACACCCGCTGGAATGCCGGGTTGCTGTAGATGCGCTGCATCGCCTTGTTGGTCTCGATGCCCAGCGCATCGCTGAACGATGCATAGATGCTTTTGATGTCCGGGTTATGCCCCGAGCACCACGCAAGGAAGTCCTGCATCATCGTGGTCTTGCCATGCTGCGGCGGTGCCTGCACCACCAGCGTTGGGCGTTCGCCACGCTTGTACGCTTCCCACCAATCCTGCAGTGCGAGTGATGCATCGTAGTGCCACCAGCACAGCTTAAGCTTGGGGTTGATGTAGCAACGGAACGCCCAAAAGGATTCGCGCGCCTCCATGATCCGCAACTGGTCAACCAGTTGTAATTGCTCCTCAGTGACGACGCGTTTGCCCCGCTCGGCACGGCGCACAAGCAGGGCAAGGGCTTTCATCCCCTCCGTTGCGAAGGGGTTGTCACGATAATGCAGCATTGGTCTGTGTCAGTGCGGCGGCTTAAAGGGCCACTGGTAGCGCTTGGGCTTTGGCTCAAGGAAGGCCTGCGCCTGCATCGGCACTGATGCATCACGTGCAGGGTGCGTGCCATCATCGTGCACAACACTGGTGCGCTTGATCTCCAAGTCGCCATCGGCACCAGCACTGTAAGCCACGCGAGGCATCGGCATCTGCGCAAAACCAAGCTCCGGGTCGAACCTGCGGCGCTTGCGGCGATGCATCTCGACATGCAGGTTCATCGTGTCAATCCATGTCGGCATCGGCTCGCCCTTGCGCTTGGCATGTTCGCAATCAACAAGCCAATGGATGTCCCTGCGGTACGCACCAAGCAGGCCCACCGCATCAAGGTGCGCTGTTGCATCGTATATCATCCAGTCACGCGGCGGGCCTTTGTGCGTGGCATAGTGGTGCTCGACCGCAGCCACCATCTCCAGCACAGCGCCGTACGGGAAGCCGCCCGCCTTCGCATACTTGGCATAAGGGTAGCTGGTCTCGCTGAACGTGCGATAGCCGTCCGCATCGTAATTGGCGATGATGACTTGTGTTGCAACACCAACCAATGCACCGGGCTTGCCGTAGTCCTGCAGGTGCTTTTCCAATGCACGCTGCGTCATGTCTGCATACCTGCTCATCAACGCCTCCCTAGCGTGTTTGCCGTGTGCGCATTGGGTACGGTGCGGACTTCTTTGGCGGTGGCATGCCGCCCGATGCTAGGCGCGCATGCATCGGGCAATACGGGAAGCCTGTGCCCGGGCGCACAGCATCGCCGCAGAACGTGTGCTTGCCTTCCATGCCGTCATCACATTCGAATGGCCAACGGCACGTGGTCTCGTTCAGCTTCACCAGCGCAATGGTGCGCTTGCCCTCGGGTGCGATGAACGGAATCGACATGCGTTCCCAAGGCTCAAGGTCCCCGTACTGCGCCAGCACCTCATCAGCACCGGCTTTGCCTTCTGCCATTACGGCCGCACGTGCATTGGCCTGCGCCTGTGCAACGATGCGCTGCGCACGGCCGCCACCATTACCAACACCCTTGGGCCTGCCACGCTGCTTGGATGCAGCAGGCACGTCGCTCGGGTTTGTCCTGCGTGGCCTGAACGACCGGTCGCTGCCCTTGATGCCCTTGCGATGCAATGCGCCTAGCACGGCATTGCGTGTCAACGAGGCGTGCGCTGGCACGATGTAATGATCATGGATGCGGAACATGATCTGCGTGGCGCTAAGCCCTTCCTTGTGTGCTGCGGTCAGCACCTCCAGCAACTCCTCATCGTGCCAGTTGATGTTGGCACGCTGCCCCCCGGTTTCACGGTCGCGCAGTTCACCGGCAATCAACGGCAGTGGCTTGCGTACGATCTTGCTAGGCACGTCAGTCATCAGGTATTCCCCCGTTACGCTACACAGTTCAATTGCTGATGGTGTGGATCGGCACACCAGCCTCTTTCAGCCGTTCCATGATCTCCTCCTTGCTGTTGTACTCGCGGTGCGAGTGGTCAACCTTGGCAGTAAGGTGGAACGGCAGCACGCGGCCCAGCAAGGCCCCGTAGGTCTTGGGATGGTTCAGCGCCATCCATTTCAAATACTCGGTCAGCATGTCAGGCCCGCCATCGCGGTACGCCTTCATCTTCTGCAGTGTCTCGTACAGCGTGTCCTCGTTGCTGTGCGCATGCCGCTTTGCGATACGCCACAAGCGCCGGGTCTCGCGGATAGCTTCATCGAGGATTTGTTCACCGGCTGAGGTGCCTGCAGCGATGATTGCATCCTTGAGCAATGCGGTGTGACGGTTGGTGCTGCCGGGCTTGCGTCCACCGCGCTTGGTGTGGCCCTTCTGGAAGCGCGTGTCATCGATCACAGCAGGCAGGCTCTTGCCCGTATGCTTGTCCGTCACCTGCACGCGTACCCGTTCTGCCGTACCCATAGCCTATGTCACTCCACTATTTTTTGGTCGCGTGATGCA